GGGCTTGTGGAGGTTTATAAATGTAGCTAATTATATAATGAGAAAGAACATATATCAAAACAAACACTGGATAACATTTAGAAAAGAACTTACAGATAATAAAGAAGTCGCTTGCTTCCTATGTAATAAGAAGAAATGGATATGGCAACCTAGAAAGAAAGCTTGGAAGTCTATATGTAGATTTGAAGTCCATCATTTGAATTATGATTGTATTGGACATGAGACCCTTACAGATGTACGAGTCCTTTGTCATTCATGCCATCAGCTCTTAACAGACATCCTCCACCGCAGACCAGACTCACCTTTCATAACCGACCTACAAACAGTTGTGACTAATTATATCGGAGGATGAATAGATGACTAACAAGGTCGCTTATTTAATAGGGCAAATCATAGCCAATTGCTTTATAGGCTCAATAGCTATTGGATCAATCGCTTTACTTGCATTAGCAATCAAGTTCTTTATAGGGACAATAAGCTAATGCAGAAGTTTCTATGTAAGTCAGTTGGATGCGGACGAACAATCAATACAAAAGGTTATTGTCCGTTACATCAACACAAACAACGACAAGATGATGAACGTAAAGCAAGATGGCTATTACAAAACACTCCCTCCCATAATTGGTCTACTCTCTACAATAGTCATAAGTGGCGTACTGAACGAGATAAGTACCTCAAAGACAATCCTACATGTATAGGCTGTGGAGCTGATGCGGATACTGTTGATCATATTCGCTCACATAGAGGCGACTTAGAATTGTTTTGGGATAAAGATAATTGGCAGTCGTTATGTGCTGATTGTCATAATAGAAAGACTTGGGCTGAGATTCATGCTAGAGCAAAGCAAACAAGGCAGAATAGGGTTGGATAGGCTTGACCTATACCATGTTTATAAAAAAATACGTATGAGAACATATAACATACCCACCCTTATGGCTTACACACACGATAAATTAAAAGAATTTTTATGAGAACGGTCCATGAGAACAAAAAGGAAATTAAAAAATGGCAAGAGGACGACCGAGAGCACCTACAGAAATATTAAAACTACACGGCACATATGAGACCTGTCAGCATGGAGATCGTATTGATTCTCTGATGCCAGTACTCAACGCAACCTCAATAGAAGCCCCTGCAACCTTAACACAGCCCGCAGTCCAAAGGTGGAATACAATTATTCCAGCTTTATTAAATGCAAAGATTGTAGCTCAACAAGACATACCAATGTTGGAAGAGGCTTTCATATTGATGGGAGAGTATTTTGATGCTCTGGAAGAAATCAATAAGATCAAAACAAAAAAGAAGCTAACAGAAATTGACTTAAAGAAAAGAATGAAAATAAACGCATGGATGATTAGATCAATCACAGCTTGTAATTCAATCCTATGTAGGTTTGGAGTAGGCCCATCTGAAAGAGCAAAGCTAACATCTTTAGCAATGCCAGGAGAGGAAAAGGAATTAGATGCGTTAGATATTTTACTGGAGGAATGAGTTGGAGAAGTTCTGGGCGTATATAAAAAGTGTTAATGATAAAACCATATTAACAAATAGGTTTGTAAAGCTGGCAGTAGCTAGGTTTGAAAAAGACTATAAAGAATCAAAAGAGAATAAAGACTATCCTTTCTATTTTGATGAAGAGGCTGGAGATAAAGTAATGGCATTCTTGGAATGCCTAAAGCTCTATAAAGATGAATGGGCTGGTAAGCCATTAGTATTAGAAGGTTGGCAAGCATTCATTATAGGTAATATTTATAGCTGGAAACAAAAAGGTACTAACCTTAGAAGATTCAAGAAAGCGTTTATCTTTGTTGCTAGAAAGAATGGTAAGACCGCATTAGTATCTGGCCTTCCTTTATGGGATGTTCTTAATACTAAAGGCGGTGAAGCATATGTAGCCGCCACAAAACGAGAGCAATCAAAGATAGCTTATGAAAACATTAAAGAGTTCATTAAACAAAACACTGGACTTAGCTCTCGTCTTAAAGTTTACAAATCATCCTCAAGAATAATCTATGACAAAACATCTTCAAAGATAGAAGCCCTCTCAGCTGATTATGGAAGCATGGATGGATTGAATCCTTCCTGTGTAATCTTTGATGAGTGTTCTGCAATGAAAGACTTCGGCATTATCAATGTTCTTCAATCAGGTATTGGAGCTAGACCGGAACCTCTATTGATTGAGATTACATCTGGCGGTGACAATATGCAAAGTGTAGGACGCTTGGAATATGAAAGAGCAGTAAGAGTATTAGAAGGTTCTATAGTAGCAGATGATTACTTTGCCATTCTCTATTGTCTTGATGATAAAGATGACTGGAGAAATGAAAAGAACTATATAAAGGCCAATCCAAACTTAGGCGTATCTATAAACTTAGACTTCTTAACTAAAGCAAGAGATGAAGCAATCCAACAACCATCACAGGAAGGAGAGTTCAGGGTTAAGAATTTGAACCAATGGGTATCTCCTATGTCGGCTTGGATATCATCTAGGACTTGGAATAAGTGCGAGATTAAGAAAGAGCCAGTATTAGATAATGCTGTAGTATGTGGAGCTGTAGACTTATCAAAGAAGTATGACTTCACCGCATATACTTTATACATATACGTTCCGAGAGATAAGAAATACTACGCCAAACACAAATTCTATATTCCTGAAATGCAAATAGCTGACAAGATGAAAACCGACTCAGCAATGATAAGGAAATGGATTGAGCAAGGCTTTATTACAGCAACACAAGGCGAGATAATTGATTATGACACTATGTATGATGACATTAAAGCCGACCTAGAGAAGTATAGGGTACGTGAGATAGCCTATGATCCATACAACGCCGCAACTTTAATTAAAGAAATTGGCCCATTAGTTGACCTTGTAGAGTTTCCACAACACATGAAGAACATGTCTCCCGTTGCAAAAGAATGGGAAGCAGCCGTTATGAATACTGAAGTAATAGATTCTAACCCTGTAATGAAGTGGATGGTATCTAATACCGCCATCTATAAAGACCCTAACGAGAATATAAAACCTAAGAAAGATTCAACAGACTTATCAAGCCCTAAGAGAATTGACGGAGTTATTACTAGCATAATGGCTTTTGGTAGAGTCAAGTCATATGTAGATCAAGGTATAGATGATAGGACTGCTGAAGAAATAGAACGTGATATGGAAAAACTTCTATCCTCCTTAGAATACTAAACTCCCACTAATTCATTATAGCGGGGAACAACACTTGTTCCTCCCAAGTGCCCCGCTTTTATTTATGACTAATTAAAAAAGGTATAGGGGTAAACAATATAATGAGCATATTTGATAGAGTTTTTCATAGGACACAAAGATCGTTCTTTCCAGAGATTCAGAGCGGTAATCAAAACTTTACCGTATCTTTATATACGACTGAAACGAACCCTACAGTAAACATATGCGTTAATAAAATAGCAAATACATTAGCTCAAACCAAGCTATCTTTGTATGCAAGGAAAACTGGCGGTGGTAGAACTCCAGCTGTATTCCATTCTTTGTTTGGAGTAATTAAGAAACCAGCTATAGAAGAGACGCCGACTTTATTCTATTCAACTTTATTGAAGCAGCTTTTACTAAAAGGTAATGCGTATGTTTATTTAGCAAGGAATGAAGAAGGGGTAATAGTATCCTTCTCTTTAGTTAACCCTGACCAAGTAACCATTTATAGAGATTCAACTTTTAGAAAGTACTATTCAATTGATGGAAAGAATTACTCAGAAAAGAATATTCTTCATATTCCTTATCCAAATTCATATAACGGAACTAAAGGAATATCTCCAGTTGTAACTTCAAAAGAACTTATTGACTTAGATAACGAACTATTAACTTACATAAAGAAATACTTCCAAAACAGTTTAGGCTCGCGAATGGCTTTAGAGATGGGTGAAACCTATAACGGAGCCAGAGAAGAACTAGATAAAGTATATGCAAAGATCACTCCAATATTAAACAAATACGTAATAGGCGCAAACAACGCAGGAAAGGTAATGATACCGCCCCCTGATATGAAGTTCAGCAAGATAGAACAAACCAGTAATGTTGAAGGTGAACTTAAATCTATGCTTGAACAAGTAGAGAGATTGATAGCTCAATCCTTTAGCGTTCCATATGACCTTATTACTGGCGAGAATAAATACAACTCATTAGAGCTTAGGCAAGCAAACTTCTTATCCGAATGTATAGCTCCGTTAGGGAACCATATCTGCGAAAGCTTTGCTCAACTATTAGATCCTAAAGACTCGAACTTGTATTTTGCTTATGATTATAAAACACTTCTTCTTACTGACACCAAAACAACTGTTGAAACTCTTACTAAAGAAATAGGTTGGGGACTTATATCTATTAATGAAGCTAGAGCAAAACTTGAAATGGATTCTATTGGTGAAGCTGGAGACTATCAATTCTTTGGAGCTGGTTATGTTCCAGTAACTGTAGATAACATAAACGCGTTTTTTGCTCAATCAAAGATAGCACTACAACAAGCCGGTACTCCAACTACAGAACATAATCCTGCTGGAGATGATAAGAATTAAGGTTCTCTTAAAACGTCTACTAATTAATTAGGAGGACGTTCATGGGGGATTATGAACAAGTTAAGCATCCAAGTTACTACCAAATTAATGGAGTAGAGCTAATCCAAGTAATGAGGGATTTACCTTACTGTAGAGGATGTGCTGTTAAGTATTTATTTAGAGCAGGGGTTAAGAATCCTGAGAAAGAACTTGAGGATTTATACAAAGCCAAGCAAATGGTGGAGTTTGAAATCCAAAGAATAGAAGCGAAACTTGGTTTAAAAAAGTAGCACTAATTTAAAAAGGGAATAAAGAATGGCAAAGAAGGTTCAACATATAACGCTTCGCTCTGATGTTAAGTTAGAACAAGGTGAAGATGGAAGACAAAAGATCATAGGACTCATTCCTTATAACACTCGTTCTGAATTTATGGGGTTCTATGAATTTATCCAACCTACCGCATTTAATAAAACCTTAGCTGATGGGGCTGATGTTAAAGCCTTATATGATCATGACTCTTCTAAAGTATTAGCGAGAGTAAAGAATGGAAGCCTAGTACTTAGAAATCAAGATGATGGTTTGTATTGTGAAGCTACACTTCCAGATACTACATACGCACGAGATGCTTATAACCTCATTAGAGATGGTTATGTACAAACAATGTCATTTGGATTCACGCCTATTAAAGAGAAGGTAGTATTTGAAGATGGTAATGAAGTTCGTTATTTAACTGAAACTAAATTATCAGAAGTTAGTTTCTGCGTTCCGTTTCCTGCTTATGAAACAACGGATTCATTAGCACGAAGTATTAGAGGGATAGATTTAGACAAGATCGCGTCCGTATTAGAAAAAGATTCATTAATAGAAGAAGACTTTGTTGATATCAAATCAACAATTTCAATATTACAAAATTTACTTCCTAAAGAAGAACCTAAAGTAGAGGTACAAGAAAACATTTCAGCCGTCATAGACACTGAAGCCGTAGCTCAAGCCAAAGCCTTAAACACACTTCTGGAGGGACTAAAAGAATTGAACAAGAATTAAAAAGGAGAATTTAAAAATCATGGAAAACATGGATAAAGTAGTTCAGGACGTACTCGCAGAAGTTCGTTCTATGAAAGAAGAGATTGCAACTGAGAAGAGAGCTTTGGAAGCTCAGAAGGCAACCTTCACCGCAGAGAATCCCGCCAACGCAAAGACTGAAGTCAAGACCGAGTGGCGCGATATCGCAAACGCAATCCGAGAGAAGAGAGCAATTACTCTTTCCGGTACTGGCGTATCAAATGTCGTTTCTGAAATGGTCAAAGTGGCAGCTGCTAAGATGCCGTTGCTCTCGAAAGTTAAGGTGTTTAGTGGCCGCGATGCTTCCACGAACATTCCTGTATGGTCTCCTTCTCTAGCAGTTCCTTCTAATTTTGCTGAAGGTGAGACTACTGCCGGTGTAGATGCTACTGCTGTTCTTGGCGTGACTTCGGTTACTCCTTACGCTTACATTAGTGTCCTTCCCGTTTCTAATGAAGCCCTCTTACTAACTGGTTCTAACTTTGAAGCTCAGCTTCCTTCTATTTTCGGTGAAGCTTTCTCCAAGGCAATGCACGCTGGTATTATAAGTGGTTCTGGCGCCGGTCGTAATATGCAGGGTGTTTTCACTGCTAGTGTTATTCCCGCAGGAAACCTTATTGAGTGTGCTGGTGTTGGCGCTCCTAAGATTGCTGACATGGTTGGACTCGCTCTTAAACTTCAGGACTTCTATGATGATGCTTGCATTGTTATGAATCCCGCAATCTATTCGGCTTTAATGGCTGATACAACTGTTGGTACTGATGTTTACAAGCAGGAACTTGCTTCTCGAAAGTCGTTAGAGGGTGTTCAGGTTGTTTTAACCTCCTATGCTCCTACTTCTTATGCTGATGAAGCTGTTATTGCGGTTGGTGGAAAGTTCTCTGATTACGCACTTGCAGTTGCTTCCGCTCTCCAGATTGAGCCTATGAAGATCGTTGGTGATAATAACACTTATTTCCAAGCGGTCGCTTACTTTAACGGAAAGGTTATTCTTCCTGTTAATTTCTGGGGACTCAAAGGTAAATAATCTTACTTGATTTAAAAACAATTACAAAATCGTACATAAAGAGAGAGGCGAAAGTCTCTCTCTTTTTTTATGCACTAATTAAATAAAGAGGAATGAAGAATGGCATTTATTACTACAGCACAATTGGAAGAATATACAGGCAATGTAGAAACCTCAACTCTTAAAGCAGTTTATATAAGTGCTGCTGAAGATATCATAAAAGACTATCTAGGATATGACCCCACTTCAAAAACATACACTCATTACTTTTCTGGAATTAGTGACTATCGTTTATATCTAAATGCACAACCTATTACTACTTTAACTTCTTTAACAATTGATGATGTTGCTCAAACGGTTTCTAACTTTATTCTTGACGGTGAATCTATCTATAACAAGAATTTTGATGAAAGTTTTACGGAAGGTTCTAACAATATCAAAGTTGTTTATATAGCTGGTTATTCAAGTCTACCAGGAGTAATTCAATTAACAACATTACGAATAGCGGCTCTCTTAATGCAAGAAGCAAATGGCAATATTGGTATATCTGGAAAATCATTTAGTGATAATAGTAGATCATTTATTAACTATGCTGATTTTAAGAAGTATTTAAAGCCATTAGATAATCTTAGGATCGTAAGGTTCTAAGATGGCTGAATTTATTTCTATTGAAACTGATCTAAAACAAGTAATGAGTGCGTTTGATGCTCTTGATAAACAAGCGCCTAAAATACAAAGAAATTTATTAGCTGGTATTGGTAGTAAGGCCGTTTCAATTGTAAAGAAAAGTTACTCAATGTCCTTAAAGAAAGGAAGTGGAAACCTATATAAGAACATTAAAAGAATGGTTGTAAGAAATAACAATGCTGTAGTAGTGGCAAGTAAAGCTTTATCAGAAAATAAAAGTTTCTATGGTTTCGCTTTAGCTAAAGGCTCAACCATCAAAGCCAAAAACCAAGAATACCTGACATTTAAGATAGGTGATAAATGGTTTAAGAAACACAGCATCAAGTTGCCAGAGAGAGATTGGTTTCAAAAACCTATTGATGAATATATAGGAAGCGCAGCTTATGACGCTCAGATGGAAAAACTATTACAAAAAGAAATTGATAAGCTATTTAAGAAAGGGATATTACAATAATGAAAACAGAACTAGAAGTATTACAACAATTACAAACATTTATATCTACAAACCTAAATACCTATATCACTAACCCCCATGATCTTGATGAAGAAGATTTAGATATACCTGATATCACAATATCAAATGTAGTGATTGATTACCCTGATACGGACAACATGAAATGCGAAACCATGTTCTATATAGTTCCAGATATTGAAAACTTTAACAACCTTACAATGTCAAGTGACTTGGCTGAACTTGATGCAACAATTTTTATACTAACTAAGAAAGACAAGCAAGAGAATTTGATATCAAAAATATTCGCTTACTTTTCAGCCTTCTACCAGTGCATTAAAGCGGATAGCTCAATTAATTCATATGTTGATAACACGAACTTATCAACAATGGAATTCTTTCCAGCTGTAGAAGGGAATAAGTCAATTGTAGGTATAGAAGTACACCTTCAAATGCAATTTACAAAAGATTATTAAAAGGGGTTAAGGCTATGGCAAAGCAAATAGTAGAAACAATAGAAGAAATTAAAGAAGAGTTGGTCAAAGTAAAGTTCTTAGGAAACTTTAAAGAATTTATGAGTGGAGAAGAATATGAATTGCGAGCTGAAGAGGCCGCACCATATATCACACTAGGGTATGCAAAAGAAGTGAAGTAAAAATTCACATTTCAAAAAAGCTACTAATTAAAAAAGAAGGAGAATAATAATGGCATTTAGTGTAGGTACAGGAGCTGGTGTACAACTTGGTAAAGAAGTTGCATGGGGCTCAACAGCTGTCGGATCAAATATTATCAATTTTACAAGTGAAAGTATAAAGGTTACAGCTGATAAGAAAGATGAAGGAAATCTTGTAGCTTCGGTAAGCCCGACCGCTAGAGATTTAATGTCAATTAAGGTAGATGGTTCTTTATCATTTATTCTTAGACCTGAGTTTGCTGGATTCTTGTTTAAAGCTGCTTTCGGTGGAACGGATACAGTATCTCTTGCTACTCCAGTAGCTGGAGCAACAACCCACTCTATTGCTCTTGTGTCTGCAACGGGGACTCTTCCTTCATATACTTTAATAGTAGATAGGAAAGTTTCTGTAAAGAAATACACAGGAATGAAAGTTGATAGTTTACAGCTTGATGCAAAGACAGGAGATTATGTAAAGGGTTCTATTTCTGTAAAGGCAAAAGATGAAGGCACTGGAACAATGGCTTCTCTTACTCCTTTAGCTTTACAGTCTTTTAGATGTGTTAATGCATCCCTTTCTTTAGGTGGAACTGTTTATGATGTAACAAGTTCTACTTTCAAAATTGCAAACAAGCTAGAAGATGCTCCACAGACTTATTCAAGCGGATTGTATTTAGCAGAACCTGTTCATGGAATGAGGGAAATTACTTTAGATTTTGAAATGCCGTACGCAGCCGCTATTGATACGTTAGCTTCTACCAACCTCTTAACTGAGACAAAGGTTGCTTCCGCTGTTCTTACTCTTCAGTCTCCTTCAATGGTTACTGGAACTACTCCTTATCAAGTGAAGATCACAATGAACAACATAGCTATTACTGATGTTTCTACAAACGTAGGTGGAACTGGTTTGATTAGTTCAAAAGTTTCAGGAATTGCCCTTGCTGTAAGCGCTACTGTTCCAGCAGTTGTTGAAATAATTGATGCTACAACCGTTGCATATTAATTACATTCTTAGGAGGAAATTGTAATGTTTATAAAAGAAAAGAACTATGGAAACTACATAGTCAAAGTGAAGATTGAAATAGGCAAAGAACTTGGTTTGACTGAAGCTAATGAAGCATATGTTGAGTTAAAGGAACTCCCGACTATTGAGACAATGGAACTCAAAGATTCATATGGTAAAGGAGAGGTAGAGTTACTTAATTACTTTAAGAAGACTCTTCCGATTTGTATTATTGACCATAATTTGTATGTAACCGAATCTCAGAAGATGGGTAATGAAGAAGTAACAGCTTTGATATTTGAAAAGACAGGCTTGGCTACTAAAGTGATTGGAGATTTCATAGAAAAGTGTTTTTTTATCCAAACGAAAAAGAAAGGAGCCAAATAGCAAGTTTAGCGGAAGAGATATTTGCAGGACACCGAATTGATGATGAAATGTTGATTGAATATAAAGACTGGCTTCCTTATATAACCGAAATATTTCTTCCTTGTATTGATTCCGAAACTGGTGACTTTAGACATTTCCCATTTGAGGGAAGTCTAATGGATCAACCACATATAACAATGCAAATTCTTAAACTACTACAACTTGTATATAGGCAAAGCATAAACAAAAAACGAGCATAATCAAAGAGAGTCGAAAGGCTCTCTTTTTTTTACGCACTAATTAAAAAAGAGACATGTAAAAAAGGAAGTTAATAATGGCTGATGCAAAAGTAATCCTCACAGCTCAAAATAATATTAAAGCAGGTTTAGATTCTGCAAAAGGCGATGTCAAAGGCTTTGGTGATGTTGCTGAGCAAGTCGGAAACACAATTAAGAACGCATTCAAATTCTTAGCCATAATTGAAGCATTACAAAAGTTAGGAGAGGTAGGTAAAGAATGCTTTAATGAATTTGCAGAAGGTGAAAGAAGAGCCAATCAATTAAAGATTGCGTTAGATAATAATGTAGATTCCTTTAATAAGAACAATGAACTCATCGGTAAGATGAGTAAACTAACCCTCTCTTCAAAAGATGATGTAGAAACTTTAGTAACTGAGTTAGCTGCATTAGGAAAGAGTGATAAAGAAATAGAAGCAATTACAAAGGCTTCTGTAAACCTATCTAACATAACAGGAAAAGACCTCAATTCATCTTTCCAGATGGTAAATGCAACAATGGAAGGAAGTGCAGGAAAGCTAGGAAAGCTTATTCCTGAGATGGGTGATCTTACTAAAGAACAATTGAAGTCTGGAGAAGCTGCTGCTCTCATTAATGAAAAGTTCACTGAAATGTCAGAGAAGCTTGCTGAGAGGAACATATCTCAGAAGTTAAAGAACATAGGTGATGATATTGGAGACATAAAAGAAGGTATCGGACAGGTAATAGCCGTAGAGTTAGGTCCTTTGATTAGTAAGTTCGGTTCTTTCATATCCCAATCAAAAGATAAAATCATAACAATATTCCAAACTATAGTTGCTGTTTTTGAAAACTTCCCTGAAGTAGCTAAGCTATCATTCAAGCTTGTATTAGACTTACTACAGGCTACCTTCTCATGGAATGGGTTAAAGATAATATTTGTCTCTCTTGCTAAGTACATTGGAGAGACTCTAGCAACAGTCTTTACTTCATTACCTACCTTATTCTGGGATGTAGTCAAATTAATGTTTACGCCTATTAAGACTCTTGGTGATTACATGGCTGATACTTTAGGTAAAGCCATTAAACTTGATTTTAAGAATATACAATCACCCGGAGATTTCTTAAAGACAGTTCTTACTGACACTACAAAAGCTGCTGGTAAATTAGTTACTGATCTAGTTGCTGTTGTTGGAAAACAAGCTAATAACGTAAAAGACCTTGGTGTAAACCTCAGCCATATTTATGACAATGTTGATTTTAAAGGCTTTGCTCAAGGAGTTCAAACAGTAATTGCTCCTACAATGGCAAAGTTCGCGGCAGTAGATACCACTGGCGTTCTAGCGCTTCCTGCAATAACAGGACCAAGAACAACGGAATCTCCTGACAACAATGGTACAAGTAAAGAAACTTATTCAAAGTATTCAGCAATTCCTAATGCTTCATTTTTTGGTAAAGATAGAGAAGGCTTTGATCCAGAAGCATCTCTTCATATAGGGAGAGTTGCGGCCTTATTACTTGAAAAAGTTGAAAGTACTTCTGAAGGCTTAAGAGATGATACAAACTTCGGAAGAGAGCTTCAAACATCAATAGGTGATCTTGGAGCCTCAATGGCTCTATATTCCGTCTCTCCTGAAGATCAAAAATTCTATGATGAATCAACTGGATATCTACAAGACCTTGTTCAAATGAGAGATGACACAAAATACGGTAGAGAAATATTCACTGCTTACGGACAACAAACAGGAGCAACATTAGCAGAAGTAATATCAAAAGAAGATCAAGATTTTTATGACAAGTTAACAGGATATTTAGACGGTTCTGTCTTCATGCGTGATGATACAAATTACGGAAGAGAAATCCAAAGTTCAGCAGCCGATTTAGGTGCTACAATGGCCTTGTATGAAGTAAATGCAGAAGATATGGCTTTCTATCTTCAAGAGAATGGAAAATACTTAGAAAAACTTCTTGCTAAAACACCAGGCTCTTTTGGTCAATCAGGGATCAGCCCTACAAATAGCGGCACTTCAATTGCTGATCAGATGAATACTTTGAACAGTTCAAAACCATCATTTTTTCAAAACTTGTTAGGAGATTTTAATGGTGTACTCACCGATCTGAAGAGTTCTTTCGGCTCTGGATTTATGAACACTATTACGAAAAGTGGTTTAGGTGGTGGAGATATTCTTGGTTCATTATCGGGAATGTTCAGTGGTCTTGCTTCTGCATTAGGCCCTCTTACTCAGATTATATTCTCAGCTAATCCAATAATGGCAGCCTTACTTCCTATTATTCAAGGTGCTGTTTCAATATTGGGTCCGGCTATAACAGAAGTAATACAGCCTTTGATGATGGCTTTTGATATGATTGGAAAAACACTTGGTATTGCTTTACTCCCAATACTAGATGCTATTTCTCCTATATTTGCTATTCTGGCTAACATCTTACAGGCAGTATTAATGCCAGTTATTCAATTACTATCTCCATTTATTGAAATGATTGCTTTAAGCTTCCAGATGCTTAGCCCTATTCTTAACTTGGTTGCTAAAGCATTTACTATTCTAATGTCTCCTGTTCAATTTATTGGCGACTTGTTTAGTTGGTTAGGTAAATGGATATCGGCTTTAGGAACCAATATTGGTGTAGCAATTTATAATCTCACTCATTGGCTTAATCCAAAATCTTTTGTTGCTGGTCCCGCTGGATTCACTTCAGATGCTTTTACTGGATTACAAGCTAAATTAGATGCTATAGATAATATTGGTAGTACTGATCTTGCTGGAGCAGCTACTGCAACGGTCACACAAACAGCTTCTCAAAGTGCAAGTTATTCAGGTAGTAACCAAATAACAATCAATATCTATCAGCAAGCTCCGATTGTTGGTGATGGTGGAATGTCTGCATTTGCAAAGATGATAAGAAATGAAATCGCTACTTTAGATTACTACAATTTGTAATCGCCACTAATTGTTAAAGGACAACAATTAATGGCTATATCAATTCTTATCACAGTAGATAGTGTCCAATACAATGTAACAAACGATGTTCTAAAGGATTCGTTAAAGCTATCATACTCTCTATTTAAAGAACTAGAACCTACAACTAATAAGGTTGATCTCAAATTGTCCAGAGCATCAACCTTACTTCCTTTAATTCTTGCCACTACAAATGATGTTATTGTTGAAGTTAAAGATGGTTCAACTTACCTCTTTAAAGGCTATTTAACTGACAATTACTCTTGGCAGATAACGAATAGAGGACAGCAGCCGGTTTCTATCTCAGCAGAAGATCCTGGTATTAGACTTTTAAAGAAAAACTGGGTATCTTCTAACAGCCTCTATACGCTTTACTCTAACCTTAAAATCTGTGATAAAGCAGATCAAACCAATTCAATTATTCATAAAATCTCATCTTTGGCTGGAGTTGTTGTTTCCTCAGCTATACCAACCATATCATCTACCCTTAGTTTAAACGTGCAAGATAAAGACAATCCAACGTATTGGGACATATTAAAACAAATCACTTTTGAATATGGACATGTCTTTTACTTTGAAAACGATGGAGAGTTTAGCCTTTACCCTATAGCTAAATCTTCAATTACTCCAACTACTACTTTCTCAACAACAACTAACATACTAGCTGAAACAGATAATAAAGGTATTGATATTCAAAAGAAGCCCATTTCATATAAGCAAGTTAACTTGACTTGGGATGAATGGGAAAACAAAACTGATATTTATGTCTTTAGAGATTCTACTGGTGGAGATAATGTTTATGATTGTAATATTCCTTTAGCTGCTGGAGCTTATTATCCTACTGGAGCAGATGCAAGCACTTATGTGTATTCCGATTATAAAGCGGAGACAGGGCAAGACATAATTAACGTTACTACTGCAACTTTAGACTATGTAGTAGATGCTGGAATAACAGTTGAATTTGAAAACTTAGGAACTCGTGGAAAGTTAAGAATACATAATACTTCCGGCTCAACTGCTGACATAAGAAAACTTAAAGTAAAAGCCAACTCCGTTATTCTAAAGAAGAATACAAATGTTGTAAAAGCTGGAACAAATACTACCCCTATCTATAAGTATACTGCCAAGTATATCCATGACTTAACAACGGCAAATAACCTTGCTAACACGCTTAAAGACCATTATGCCTATTCTAACTACACCTATTCGTTCAAATCGCTTTTAAATATTGATTTAGGGTTAGTTGTAACTCTGCACGACACTATGTGGTCAACGGTTAATGAACCAGTACTTTTAATAAGTAAAGAAGCAAAAGAAAATGGTGTTATAAGTTATACTGCTGTAGGTGTTGATGTCTTTGATTTATTTGCGGTTACATCTAGAGATATAACAATCCCTGGTGATATAAATAATGCCACTATTTATAATCCTCAATTACTTTCTCCAACTATTACTGTAGGAACAACCACTGTAGATTTAGGTGGAAGTACTGGTGCATTAGGCAATGTTGATATATCAGGTACAGCAGATGTTAGAGAGTTAATAATTTCATCACTCACTGCTGGAGATACTTATGTCATCAAACAAGATTTGGATGAAATCTCTTATAATACTACTAGCGATGGTCAAATCTTCTGGCCTAAGTCACTGCAAATTTGTGCTTCAGGAGTGGTAACTGTTGTTTTCTCTGCACAAGGGAACGCTTCAACAACCCCATCATATGCTCAAATATATGTGGATGGTGTTGCGGCTGGGACGAGAAGAACAATAGATGCAACTTATAGAACTTGGTCTGAAAATATTCCTCTTGTTTCAATTGGTTCTATTATCCAGATTAGACTCTATTCTGGAAAATCTGGCTGGATTGTAAGGGCTAAAGATTTATACATAAAATCCTCTGAAAAACCAGGTATTCTTACTTATCTTGGTATTGCAAATGATTCTGGCATCACAATTGCTTCACCCTCAATTTCTGTTACTCAGGATGAATCAACTAATGCTACCAGATATCCACTATTCTCTCCGGCGTATTCGGGCGCGGGAACGCTCAGGGCAGATTCAATATTTACCTACAATCCTTCAACAGGTAACTTATCTACTTCAATCTTCTCCGGTACAACTTTAAATCTTTCAAATCAACAGGTTGCACAATATACAATTCCGGGATCAACTAATAAAATTCTTCAACTCAAGAATACAGCAACTGGTCAAACTGATGGTGATGTCTTTGCTATATTTGAGATTCGTTCACCAGATACCGCTTCCACTGAATCTACCTTATCTCAACATAACGTAGTCTCCGGAACGGATGATTGGGTTAGAGACGTTTCGTTTCATAATTACTCTTCAACAATGAAGGCGGTTGATGTCATATCTCACTTTACAGGAACTACTGCGGGAAATTGGCAATGGGTTTCTAGATATACAACTGGAACCAATTATGACATGGTTGATAGAAACCTATTAACTCTTGAAGGTGATACCGGCAATTTAAAGTTAGGAGAAGATGCTACAATATCTTCTACGGCTAGAGGCAAATTAGATGTAAGGAATAAAGGATGGACAACAACCCCATCAATATTGGCTTCTATTGATAGCAGTCACTCTTCTCAGCCATCTGCATTAATAGCTCAAAACGGTAATAACTACGCATACGCTGGAAACTTAACTACTTTAAAACTTCTAAACGCTTCGGATACTGGAACAGTTCTAAAACTAGAAAACGCAGGTACTGGCAATTACATTACAGCTGATTCCGCTTTCTCAGTAGCTAAAGATGGTAAGATAATGTCGGATAGCTTAACAGCCTCCACGCTTATAGGTTCTGATGCTAGTAAGAAAATAGTATCCTTACCGACCGATACATATCCTTCATTAACTGAATTAAGTTATGTGAAAGGTACAACTAGCGAAATACAATCTCAGATAAATTCAAAAGAAGGTGATTTAGGAAATCCTACCGGAGATTTTTATGTATTGGTTTCTACTACTGAAGGAAATCGTACTTGGGCTGATATTGGCTATACGGGCTCTCAAGGTGGAGCTGGTTATACAGGTTCATTTGGATACACCGGTTCTAGAGGTTTAACAGGATACACTGGCTCATTCGGTTTAACTGGAAATCAAGGAGCTACTGGATACACGGGTTCTTTCGGACTAACCGGAACAGTAGGCAATACAGGATACACAGGCTCTAGAGGATTAACTGGTTATAATGGTTCCTTTGGATTAACAGGTACTACTGGAACAACTGGATATAATGGTTCTGTTGGTTTAACTGGAGCTGTTGGTTATACAGGCTCATTTGGATTAACGGGAAATATAGGGGCAACTGGATATAATGGTTCAAGAGGAAACGATGGTCTAACTGGATACACTGGATCGTTTGGATTAACTGGTAGTCAAGGAACTACTGGATATAACGGTTCGTTTGGTACAACGGGTAGTGTTGGTGCAACAGGCTTTACTGGATCAAGAGGACTCACTGGATATAATGGTTCATTTGGAGCTACTGGAAACGTGGGTGGAACTGGTTATACAGGTTCTCAAGGTTTAATTGGAAGTACGGGCGTAACAGGATATAACGGTTCTAGGGGACTTGATGGTGCTATAGGATATACAGGTTCGTTCGGCCTTACGGGTACTCAAGGAACAACAGGATATAACGGTTCTTTTGGTGCTACTGGAAGTGGTGGTGCTACTGGATTTACTGGTTCTAGAGGAACAACAGGATATAACGGATCATTTGGATTAACTGGTTCTCAAGGCGGAACAGGTTATACGGGATCATTCGGACTAACAGGTAATATTGGAACTACTGGAAATATAGGTGGAACTGGTTATACAGGTTCACAAGGTTTGACTGGCTCAATAGGAACTACTGGTTATAATGGCTCATTTGGCTCAACAGGCGGAGTTGGAGGCACTGGATTTACAGGCTCTAGAGGGTTGACTGGCTATAACGGATCGTTCGGATTAACTGGTAGTCAAGGTGGGACTGGTTACACCGGATCAATGGGTTTGACAGGTTCAACAGGTTCTACCGGATATAATGGTTCTTTTGGATTAACTGGTAGTCAAGGCGGAACGGGATATACAGGTTCATTTGGAACAACAGGTTCTGGTGGTGGGACTGGATATACGGGCTCGTTTGGAGCTACGGGAAGTAATGGAGCTATAGGATACACAGGCTCATTTGGACTAACCGGATCGGGTGGAGCAACTGGTTATACAGGATCGTTTGGTTCTACTGGTAGTGGTGGAGCTACTGGATATACCGGATCATTTGGAATTGGTTACACAGGATCAATGGGCGCTACAGGACCAGGAACTTCAATAAATGCTACAGCTAATACAAACAATACTTCTTACGTTGTTGGAGTAACCGCAGCTGGTGGATCAACTCCTTATATAGCAGTCACAGCTCCTTTCTCATTTAATCCTAGTACTGGTGCTGTAACCGCATTTTCATTTAACGCATCTTCATTACGCGCTTTGAAAGAGAATATTGTTGATTATAAAGATGAAGCTCTTTCATTATTAGATAAAATTTCTGTTGTCTCATTTAATTATAAGAATGATATGTCAAAAGAAAAGCGTATTGGATTTATAGCTGACGAGTCTCCGGAAGAAGTTGCTGGTTCTGGTTTCAATAAAATGGATATAGGAAACACGGTTGGATTACTAATTAAAGCAGTACAAGAACTTAAAATTGAAAATGAAGAATTAAAAAAGGCAATCAAGAATGGCTAATAAATACTTCTATCAAGGAACTGATTTTGATCGTTTATGTGAACCAAACGCGCCTATGGGTTTTACTACAGTTAATGCTTGTCCTTTTCAAAATTCTTACTTTGGGAATATGGGCGGGTATGCCTCCTATGATGCTAATTATGGTTATATGAGTAATTATGGGACAGGTATACCAAACAATATTTTTCAGCAAGCCGGAGCAAATGTAGGAGTTGCGGCTTTAGGGAGAAGGCCAAGATTAACAACACGCTTTGATTTTACTACTCCAGATACTGGTGCTAGAACTTATTTTATAACGCGCTCAGATTCATCAATATTGGTTTATGATGCTGTAGGAACTAACATCTATTCTTTTACTTCAACTGAATATACAAAAATGCCTTACATAATGTTTTTCTATCTTGTAGGTGCTGGTGGTGGAGGGGCAGCAGGAGGAGGAGCAGCAGCATCTTCAGGTGGTGGAGGTGGAGGTGGTGGAATAATTACAGGTTGGATTGAAATAGCAACAACCGGAACTTGGAGTAGTGGAACTAAATTAGTTGTCGGAGGTATAGGTTCGGGAGCTACTAGTTATGCAATACAAGGGAATGATGGTGGAGCATCCTATCTTTATTATCCTACTTCTACTCTTTTATTTACTGCTGGCGGTGGACAAGGTGGATGGGGCTATAATAATAACTCAAAAACAGGTTTAGGTGGAACTAATACTATCCCTTCTAATACTGCATCCTATGGAACATTTAGCCAAGTTGCTGGTGGTAAAGGTGGGCAAGGTGGTAATGGGAATTATCCCGGAGCTAATTGCTCTATAACATCAAATTTCATGCCTGAATCAACTTCAGTTACAAACTCAGCTAATGGTGGTACAGCAAACTCTACTGGTTCTGGTGGTGGCGCAAGCTATGGCACAGGTGGAATAAACGGTGCTGGTTCTGCTGGAGGAAACGGTACTACTGGTGGAGGCGGTGGAGGTGGAGACTATACAATATTTGATGGTAAGTATGGTGGAAATGGTGGGCCTGGATTTGCAAGGTTATTCTATTAAAAGGAATGAAAGATGGCTTTATTAGTTAATAATAGTTATTACAAGATTATAGGAATAGAAGAAGATGAGTTTAGTGAAAACTATGTAGTCAGTCTTGCTATATATGACAGTATAGAAAGTAGAGAGAAAGAAAAGGTTTCTTTACCAATCTATGAAACTGCAATTACTCTACTAAAAACTACTGTAGATAATGAATATATAAGCA